CTTTCAGAAAATCATCCAAAAATTTAGATATTTGATAAATCATAACTAATTTCTCCTTATGTTTATTATTAATTCTACCACATTTTTCAGTCTTTTGAATAAATTTGAAGAAAAAATTTAAAAAAAGACTTGATTTATAACTAAAAATAAGTTATAATTATTTTGTAAACAAGAAAAAGTGATAATATTTTATTTTTTTTGAAAACTTATATAACTAAAAAGTAGTTATATAACTAAAAAGAAGTAATCTACAAGGAGGAAAAAATGAACACACTGGCAGATAAAATAATGACATTTAAGGCTAAATCGTCGACTAATCTGATGAGAAAGATAAAAGAGCATGTAGGAGCTAAAAAGTTCCTAATGCACAAGGATAAGATAGTGCTTGATGACACTTTGATAATTTATTACGAAGAAGTAGAAAACGAATTTATAGTAAAGAAAGTTGAGGGGTAACATGGCAAGAAATTTATATGATTTAGAAAATGTAATTTTTCAAAACAAAGCGGAAGAAGAAACAGCAAATGAATTTCTGAAAGCAGGACTAAGTTTTCAGATAGATGGTAACAACATTTTATGGACAGAGGGCGGAGTTTTTATAGGATATGTAGAATATATTTAAAGGAGAAAAAAATGTATATATCAGATATGAGTTATGATGAAGTTCTTGAAGAAAGAAAAGACATAGAGAGAAGACTAGTTCATAAAGTGATTAAAAATAAAAAAGTTACTATATATGAACTGAAAGAGGGACATAATCACAGATATTTAAGTTATAGTCCTTATACGCTACGTAACACTACAAATTTAGATTGTAGTCGTTACACTGGGTACAAATACTCACATCTTTCAAACGAGCTGCACAAATATGCAGATGAAAGATATGAAATAGAAAAAGAAATACATAAAATAATACCTTTTAAAAAAACTAAATTTATTCATCTGCTTTTTGCTGAAGATTTTGAAACATATACTTCAACTAAAAATTACTGCAACATGAATGGAATCGCGATGATTTCAAAGTTGCAGTATAAGGAGGTGTGCAAATTGATTAATAAATGGAGAGCTTTGTCAAGTGATTTACACTATAAAATGACAAAACAAGAGAAAAGAAAACTAAAAAAATTATTCAGAAGACTAGAATAGAAATAATAATCTAGTCAAGGGTAAATGAAAATTTAATTATTAGACCTGCCAGGAAAATCCAAAGGTTTTTCTATCTGACTGGAGGAAGGGCTGACAGAACAAGTCAATAATTAAATCGGATGCCTGGTCTCACGGTATGCTTAATCGGCTTAAGTACTGTAAGACGATAAGGAAAGTTTCCCTGCCAAAAGCTAAAAACTTCGTTAGCGGATGAACAGATAGACGTGTTGAGCAATTGCGTGATATTGCTCCGTGGGATTATCCAACGTCACTGGGTAAAATTCAGAATAAAGGAAGTGGTGCAAATGGTTGCAAGACCTCCACCAATAAAATTAATTTTTAAAAAATACCCCAATATCAAAGGGGACTAAAACTACAAAATATAAAAAATTAATGTTTTATCAAATCCATAACTTCGGTTGTGGCTTTGAGTAAAATCTTAATTTTAAAAGTATTTTTAATCGGTATCTAATTCATATCGAAGTAATAAAAGGCTTATTTAAATCATTTCTAAAGTCAAAAATTACTGATTAAAAATAGCAGGAGGAGAATTTATGGAAAATTTTAGAAAATTACCAGGAATGAAAAAAGAAATTTCTAGGGCTAATGATCCAGTTAAAAAGTTTAATGAAAAAGTTTAAAAAATAAAAAATGATTCTGAAATTGATGAAAAAATCAAAGATTTAATGATTGAAAATTTAAAATACTACATAGGAAAAGAGCTAGGAATTGACATGGGATTTAAGAAATAAAATAGGAGAAGAATATGAAACAATACGCAGGAACAGGATATGATAGAAAATATGAAGCGATGGCTTCAGTCTGGAGAGACAGGGAATTTGACAGATACGACAAGGAGCAGCAGGAGTACGGAGATAAATGTGAAGAGCAATGGAATGAAATAATGAAGAAATTCAAGAATTTTCATAAACAGGAAAAGGATAGTTTAAAGTCTACTGAATGGAGTGCATTGGAAGATTACATCAGGGAATATCCGGTTGTACCTGAAACGTCATTTGATGATGTACTCGATGATTACGCTAATTATTTAGTTGAAAAATATAATTTTTTGTACAAATAGGAGGAATTTATGAATAAAGAAAAAGAGATATTTGAAAAATTTATAGAAGTCAGAGAACAGAATAAACAAGTTTCTTTGACAATAGAATTTGCAGAAAATGGTTTCTGGATAAGAATTTTCAAAAGAAAAAGAGAAAACAAACCAGCAAGGTATGCTGATGATGAAATAGTTTTTAATTATAAAACAGATGAAAATGTTGAAAAAGCATTTGAAATTCTGCAAGAAAAAATAAGAGAGGTAGGGGAATAAAATGAGAAAAAAACTTTCAGGAATAGGAATGGCAGCATTATTTGCAACTGGTGGAGCTGGCAACTTATTTACAGCGTTGGTTTTACTAACTGTATCTGCCACTTGCCTATATCTTGGCAAGGCATTTAATGAAGAAACTTGGGAGTAGGTGGAAAAATGACAGGAAATTTACAGTATAACTTTTTGGAAACATTAAACGATTTAAGCTTATCAATAGCTTATCTCAGAAACAGTTACCTTTTGCCTTACGAAATTAAAATACTTGCTAACAGATGTAAAATAAGTGAGTCTCAAGTACTTAAAACACTTGAAACAGCAAAAAAAGAAAAATGGACATTGAAAAAATAACAACAGTCAATAAATAGTTGACAGTTCAAGTGGCTGTCAACTGATAGTTGATAACCAGTGAGGAGAAGAATAAATGCAATACAGGGAAATAGAATATCGTTCAGAAAAAGAATGGCATGATATACGAAAAAAATTTATTGGTGGAAGTGATTGCAGCATTGTCCTTGGCAGTAATCCATATGACGACGATATTGTCAAATTATGGAGAATTAAAACAGGAAGGGAACAACCTGAAGATTTAAGTAATAATGAAGCTATCATAAAAGGGAAAGAAAGTGAACCACACCTGAGAAATTTATTCAGAGCAAAAAACAAGCAATATGAGGTATCTGAACTCAATAAAACATTGATAAGTAATAAATACCCTTTTATGAGTGCAAATATTGATGGAGTTCTTGAGCATAAAGAACTGGGAAAAGGAGTATTGGAAATAAAGACTGCAACCTGTAACGGTTGGAAAAAATACGAAAAAGACTGGGGAAAAGAACCCCCACTACATTATTATTTACAAGTCCAGCACTATTTAGCTGTGACAGGTTGGAAATATGCCGTCCTGTTTGCTGAAATAACTTTTCCATGGATTCAGGGCGACGACAGATTAAGGACTTATTTTATAGAAAGGGACGAAGAAGATATTGAAGAAATAGTAAAAAAAGAGGTTGAATTCTATAACTATATTAAAAATGATATTCAACCTCCATATATAAAAAAATTAGAAATTTAGGAGGTAAAAATGGAACTAATAATAAGAAGTATAACTCCTGCTGTTGTTCAGATGAACATAGAGGAAGTTGAGAAATACATGCAGGAAGTAAAAGAGAAATATGTTGGTTGGGTTGTTTCAGAAGAGGAAATCGGTGTGGCTAAAGAAGAAAGAACTAAGCTTAATAAACTGGAAAAAAACATTTCTGATGTAAGAAAAAGAATAGAAAAAGAAGGAATGTCAAGTATAAAAGATATCATTGAAACTCTTAAAAACGCTGAAAAAGAAACTAAAATGTTATCAAACAATATAGGAACTCAGATTAAAGAATTCGAGGAAAAAGAATGGGAAACTAAGCAGGAAGAAATATCGGAAATTATTGACAATGTTTTCAGAGAAAATCTATAACTTTATTTTAGGACAGTTGAAGAGTGTCAACGAAGAAATAGAAAATAAACTGTCATTTAAAGATATTCAGTACTTAATGAACTGTGAATTTGATGAAATAATGAAAACTTTAGTAAATAAAAAGAACGAAATTAAGGCAACTGAAGAAAATATTAAGAAGAGAGCAGAAGAGGAAAAAAGAAGAGCATTAGAAGAATTGGAAAGAAAAAAGGAACAGGAGAAAAAAGCAGCGGTTGAAGAAGCTATAAAAAAAGAAACAACTGAAAACTCTCACATTTCCTCTACAGCGAAAGAAAAAGAAGTCAGTCAAACAAATATACCCTCAGTTGAAAAAAATGCCGAGAATGAGAAGTATTTTGATACTACAATAAGATTTGAGAATGCTCCACTTTCATTTTTGAAAGAATTGAAAGCATTATCAGATAAATATGAAATAAAATATCAATTATTAGAAAATATAGAATTATAGGAGGAAATAAAATGGGAAGATTAGCAAATGAAGAAAGCAAAAAAAATAATAAATTAATGGTTTTTACAGTAGGAAATGAAGAAATAAAACTTAGTCCCGCAATAGTTAAAAATTATCTTGTAAATGGACAATCTGATAAACTTACAGAACAGGAAATAGTTTATTTTATGCATCTATGTAAGGCGAGAAAGTTAAATCCTTTCACAAAGGAAGTATATTTAATCAAATACGGAAATCAGCCTGCAACAATGGTTGTTTCAAGAGATGCTCTTGAAAAAAGAGCAATAAAGCATAAAGAGTACAACGGGAAAAAAGTAGGTATATACGTTCTCAGAAAATCAGATGGAGAACTCATTAAAAGAGACAGCACAATTTATCTGAAAGACAAAGAAGAGCTTATAGGGGCATGGTGTACAGTATATAGAAAAGACTGGGAAAATCCAGTTACAGTTGAAGTCAATCTTGATGAATATATACAGACTAAAAGTGACGGAACTCCTAATACTAACTGGTCGAACAGACCAATAACAATGATAACTAAAGTAGCTAAGGCTCAAGCATTAAGAGAAGCATTTATTGAAGAGCTTGAAGGAATGTATGAAGCTGAAGAGAGTGGAATTGATTTAGCAAATATCTCAGATGTTCCTCAGGAGCAACCAAAAAGTGTAGATGTAGAAGATGCCGAAGTAGTAGTAGAAGAGGAAGAAGATTTAGAAAAATCATTATTTGGAAAAAACAATGAAGGAAATCCGTTTGAAAAGGTGGAAGAATAATGAGTAAATTTTTTGATTATATAAAAAGCAAAGAAAATGAAATAGGGAAAGGTTTTTTCTGTAACATAGAAATAGCAAAAACAGAACAGGAAGACAAAGTAATAATATATTATAGAAGTTTTTCTTTTAATAAAGATCAAAATCAGAAAAAAGAAGAAGGATTAAGATATTTAATTGTAAATAATGCTAGAAGTATAGATGTATTTGTTGGTTATGGCGACTTATACATCTCTACTAAACTGGCAGAAAGTTATGTAAAAGAGGGAAAAAGGTTAAAAAAATTATTTACGATTAAAGAGTTAAGAGAATTTGGAAAGAGAGGATAAAATGAAATTAATAACATTGGATATTCTATAATTTACGATAAAGAACAGGAAGCTTTCTTATTCATAAAATACACAAGAACTGAAAAGATTATAGATGAAGAAGAAATAATGTTAAATCATAACAATTTAAATTCAGGAATAAAAGAAGAATGGTTGAGAATTAAAAAAGAACTGGAACATTTCAAAATAAAATTCTATTCCTTTGACTAGGGAGGTAAAAAATGGCTAGAAAATTTATAAATGAAAAAGGTTTTACAGTCTATGAAATGACTGGAGCTGAAACTATGGAATTTGGTGGATATGGTATATGTGATTACTGCAATGAGGCAGCTTTAAAAGGCTATCTCATACCAGTTCTCAACAGTTACTACTGTGAGAAATGTTATAATAACTGGCTGAAAAGAGCAGAATATTACGAAGAGGATAAATGGTTTGAAGAAAGAAAAATAGAATACTATGACAGTATCCTGTTTTCCAGCAACTAAGGAGGAGTTATGAACATAGATAAATTAAAAGGTAAAATAAAAGAAAATAGATTTAATTATGATACTTTAGCAAAAAAATTGAATATAGGTTATTCTACAGTAAAAGCTAAAGTAAACGGAAAATCAGCATTTAATCAGCCTGAAATGGCACTAATAAGAAAACATTTAAGACTGTCTGATGCAGAAACTATTGATATTTTTTTCTAAATGTAAAGTGTGATGAAATAGAAAAAGAGAGCTAAAAGCTCCCTTGTCCGCAATTTTATTTTATCACACTTATTTTTAAAAAGGAAGTGTGATATTATGCGAAAAAGAAGAAAACGCGAGAATGGAAGTGGAACTATTACTTTTTTAAAAGGAAATTTAAGAAAACCTTACTGGGCAAGAGCAGGCAGAGAGAGAAAAACATTAGGAACTTTTGAAACATATAAGGCTGCAGAAAAAGCATTGAATGAATATAATCTTAATCCTTACGACATCGAAAGTTCTGCAATGAATTTTAAGGAACTATGCGAAATATTTCTGAAAAATAAAAAAGATACAGTAAGCGAAAAAACATATAAAGCTTACAGCTTTAAAATGAAACATTGTGAGGCTTTGGATTATATGCTAATTAAAGAAATAAAAGCTCCGCATATCCAAGACTTAATCAATAAATTAAATCTGTCATCAGGGAGCAAAAGAGAAATAAAAAGCTTTTTAGTAATGGTCTTTGACTTTGCTGTACAGATGGAATATATTCCTTTAAATAGAGCAAAAGCTGTAAAAATAGGAAAACATGTTCCAGTTAAAAATAAGGAAATATTTTCGGTTGAAGAAATTAAAAGACTATGGGAAAATAAAAATCTATATAGTGCAAAAATGGTGCTTTTTATGATTTATACAGGACTAAGAATAGGAGAACTGGCTAATCTTAAAAAGGAAAATATAGATTTGATAAACGGAGTAATCAGAAATACAGGAAACAAAACTGAAAAATCAAAGCACAGGATCATACCGCTTCATAATGACATTTTGGAAATAACGAAGGAAATACTAGAACAGTCAAATAATGATTACTTTATTTGTATCAAACATAAAAGACCGACTGAAAAACACAAAAACACACCTAACAGCGTTCAGACGATAAGAGTTCATTTCCTCGATTTAATGGAGAGTTTAGGAATGAGCCACGTTCCGCATGATACAAGAGGAAC